TGCGCCCATCCTCATCAGCAGCAGCCCGCACCTTGTCGGCCAGCTCCTGACTCACGATGGTGGTGAGGGTAACCATGTCTGCCATGGGAGGTATGTCTCCGGGTTAAAAGAATATTAACAATGCTCAGAAGATACCACAGGAATCCTGAGCTGTCAAGTGGTTCTGTGAACGATTGTATACAATCTCTATTTTTCACCTCCTCGCTGACAAATGATGGTTGACATGCGCACACCCATGCAGTATTATCATGGGGAGGGTGAGGCAAGCTGGCGAAGTGAGCCTCGCTGACAAAGGACTGAGCACAGGTGATGCCTCAAAAATGCATCGACTTCCAGATGATTTCTTACGGGCCCTGCTGTATACCGGTAGCTCATCCCGGTTTTCGCCCAGCAGGGCCCGTTTCATTTGGGAGGAATCGATGCCCGCCAAAGCTATCCGCTACGTCAAACTGTCCCGTGGATTCATGACAGGCCCACAGTGGGTTCAATTCCGTCTTCGTACAGGGCCTGCCGGTGTCGGTGTCGTTCTGGCAGTCATGGAACAACTGCTGGACAACGAAGATGTCACCGTGGAATTCCTCGAGGAAATCAAGGATGCCTTGTGCCTGGGTGATCCAAACACCAAGTTCGCTGACATCATGCGTGCCGCATTCGCCACGGGAATCCTGATCAAGGATGACGGCGGAATCATCAGGCACCACGAGATCGAACGGTGCAAGGCCAATCAGGACACCTACAACGCTGACAAGGCCAAGGCCATGGCTGAGTCCCGGGCGCGTAAGAGCCAAGATCAAAAGACAGATCCAAGCTCAGGTTCAGGTTCATCTCATGATCGAATGATACATAATACATCTCATAAGCAGTTCCATGATGTTACCGGTAACAAGAAGCGTGTTACCGGTAACAACGGTGGCGGGCCCGCTAAGGCCCTTGAAGCAAAAGCCTTAGAAGCAACAGCAACATCAACAGCAACAGCACAGACAGGACGTGTTACCGGTAACACGATGGAACAAAAGCCAGAGCCAGAGCCAGAGATCACGAAACAGATCCGTACACTTGTCAGCAGGTTCAAAGAGCTGGGTGGAACCTTGTCTGAGTGGCCTGCAGAGAAAAAGAATTCACTTATCGAACTCAAGAAGGCGATCCTCAGGGAAGGGTACGATGTTGTCAGCGGACACATAGAAGACACCAAAAAAGGTGTCAGCCTTGAAGCCACAATCAGTCAGGAGGAAGCCGCATGAAAGTATCCTATTCGAACATCCACCCGTTCCGTGGCACCATGAGGGTGCACAAGATCTACGAGTTCGATCACCCCGAGGCTTTGGAGGATTGGCTCAGGGAAGAAGGCGAGGAAGTGTGGATCCAGCACCGGGCCGATTACAGGAAGGCTGAGAAGAAGTGGCGAAAGGACTCGAAATGATCCGGATCAATGACAGCATCGTGGACAGGTGCCATCGTTGCAAAGGCACCGGGAGGATCATCGAACACTGGCGGGGTGGTGGGGCATCATGGGAGAGCCTGTCCGGCCGGGACTGCCCACGGTGTGATGGCACGGGCTATGTGCGGTTCGCACCTGATGAGATCAAATGGATCACGCCCCGGATCGAGGGGCAGCAGGATGATGACGAGGACGAAGACGATGACTATGGCCCTGTGTCTGGGTGGTGAGGGGGGTAGGAAAAATGAACCTGCGGTGGTGGCTGAGAAACCTGTGGAGAATGTGGAGGGATCGGCTCATGAGTGCTGAGAATCCAATGCTGTGGGACTGTGAGACGGACGGGTGCTACAACAAGCTGAAGCGGCCTGACATCCACAAGCTCAACCGCTTCCTCGGTGAGGGCTGTCAGTTCGGTGACGTGGATGGGATGACTGAGAGGCACGGCTACATGCTGATGGTGGAGTGGAAATCGTGGAAGGGTGAACTTCCGGCAGGACAGGACAGGGCCCATAAAGCCCTCACCCGGCCCGGACAGATAACCACCATCCAAGTGGCCGGCGAGGCCAAAGCCGACGACACCGGGAAGATCCCGATCTATGCGTTCAGAGTGTACGTTAATGGGGAAACCACCGGATGGAGGAACACCGGTGACATGTACCGGAATTTTGATGATCTCGGCAGGTTCATCAACAAGTGGTGGAACGCGGTGAACAAGCTCACCCCGGCCCCTGTATGCTGCAGATGGGCAGGACTGCTATGAACGGATACCCAGTCGACGACGATTACAACAGGCTCAACAGTCAGGACTACTGGCGGACAGTTCGGCGGGAGGTGAACGCCACCAGCAGCAAGCGGGACGAGGAGCTGGCCCGGGCGGTTGCCGAGATGGAGGCCAGAAAGAGAAGTCGTCCCTCCAAAGAGAAGGCCTCATATGTGCGGGACGAGGACATTGGGGCATTCCTGCAGGAGACATTCGGGTGAACCGCTACGCCATAGCCAAAGGTGACAAGGCCATCCACAGCCCCCAGGACTTCATCGGGGAGTTCCTGGGGGAGGTGGAGAAGTCAGGCCTACATTATGAGCTGGACGATGAGAGCCAGTCAATCACGCTGTACAAAACAGTTGCCCGGCACCGCTGTTCAGTCAGATCCGGCATCCACGAGATAGTGGCCAGCAGTAACCATGCTGCCCGGGTGGCTCAGATCGAGTACAGTATCGACAGAAAGCTGATCGAGATGATCTTACAATCAGGCCGTGAGGGGGGAGCCCAATCGGCTGTCATCCTGCCCGGGCCAACCCGAAACCCAATACACCCGTAAGGGGGGGCGCATCACCATGATATCGATATCAGAGAACCATGTGAACGAGTACGCCCAACGACTCAGGGAGGCCGGGATCACCAGTGGCAGGGCCAGAGCCACGGTGGGACAATGTGCCCCCCTGGGTACATTCCGCATCAAAGACGGCGATGATGTGGATGTGATGCTCACCTGTGTACCTGAACAGGATTTGGACGCAGAGGGGCAGAGAAATGCCTGGAGGGACACTCTGGACACCACCCAGTACGACTACCCGGACAGAGCTGCATGGGTACTGAGCGTAATTACAGAGCTTACACACGGCACGAAATCCCTCCCGATATGTGACATCGGGTGTGGTGCCGGCAGGGATCTGCACTGTCTGGCTGGGGCCGGGTACACCAATCTCCACGGGATCGACATCGCACCTCAGTGCATCGAGATGCTGCGTTCCCCTATCCTTGGGTACTGTGGGCCAGCTGAGGACTACCCCTGGGAAACCAGCCAATTCCACGTCGTGATGGCCATTGCCAGCCTCGAGCACATTCCAAGGGAACAGCTCCCTTCCCTCATAACGAGGGTGTGTGACAGCTGCCTGTATCTGCTGGTGGTGTGGGATCCGTTCACCCAGTCAGCCCTGCACAACCAGCCGAATCTCATCAAGCTGATCGGCAACCCGGATGAGATCTACCATGGCATCCCCTATCCCCAACAGTACTGCGGGGCCCTATGGCGAACCGATACCAGATAGCTACCGGGAACCTGCCCAAGCCGGGGGATCCCCCTGAGCTGACACAGCCCGTCCGGACTGAGGATCCCCAAACCATCATGGAGGCCCTCACCAAGCTCAGCGAGTATGAGCGGTGGGCCAACCAGCAGGCTGAACTCGAGATGGGTGTAGAAGCCCGTGAGAGCCAGATACGGCAGAGCTACGATCAGGAACTTGAGCGGTACCGCCGGGCGACAGAACTCCGCAGACGTGAGTTTGAAATGGCACAGCAGATGCGTAGTATGAACCAGCAGAGGCAGCTCTTTGAGGCAGAACGTAACCTCCAGCAGTCAGCGGATCAGGCGGGCATCTCACGGTACAGCGACAGGTACGATCAGATGAGGGCCCAACTCGAGAGACAGGCCCGCAACGAGATACAAGCTGCAATCAGGGAGCATGGTGGGTACAATGCAAGGATGGATGTGGCCCGGATGCAAGAACTGCACCGGAGAGGGCTGGACTATCTGGACTCGTAACCCTGCAAATAACGCCTGATAGAACCACACAGGACGTTACAGCGTGAGTGGGATATCCCCACCTCCCTGCTCAACTCCAGCTGAGTATCTGGAATCACAACCCCTTCGTTGAGATGCAGACACAGGTAGTGAGCCAGAGCCCAACCGGAGTTGTTCCAGGGGGCTATCATCTCAAGTGCCCACTGCCTAATCAAAAAGGCCAGATCCCGTCGGATCAGGCCTTCTGGCATCTCATCATGTACCGGTACATCGAACCCCTCAGGGAGGCTACCGTACCGGTTGTTAATTCGTGCTGTGCGTGCTGATACCATCCACAGGTAGTTGCGAGTCAGATTCGACGTTTGGCCCGGCACACGAATATTCTGACACACCTGGTGTGAATGCATGTACAGCAGCGTATCTGCAATCACATCCTCTGCAGACATGCCTGGCCAATAGGCCCCCACGTACCATGTCCCGAACGCCTGCATGGTGTCGTAGTTGGACTCCACAAACCGATGCCAGTCCGATGAGTACGTCAGCATAGTTACCAATTTACAATCGAGAAGTGAAATCGTCAAGCGTTAATGATCTCTCAATTTGGTATGGCAGCCAAAAAGAAGAAAGCCGCAGCCTCCAAGGGTAAGAAGGGCATGCCGAAAGGCCACACCAAGATCACTGCCGCCCAGGTTGAGAAGGGCGTTCAGGAGTATCTGGAGGCCAATCCAGGGTGCCCTACTCTGCAAGGACTGGCCGTCCACCTCGGGATTACCTACGAGACGCTGTGCAATTGGCGTAGGGTTAAGTCCAATACTCCCAAGGTAATATCTGACGCAATCAAAAAGGCCCACGCCGAATTTGAGTCCCGGCAGGAGTCATTCCACATCCAGAATCTGTCCAAATCAGTCGTGGGTTCGATATTCTTCCTGAAATGCAAACGTGGATGGAAAGAGCCTGCCCAGGAAGTTGAACACCAAGGCGGGATCAAGATCGGCGGGATCAAGATCACAGTCACCGGACGTGACAACAAGCCCATCGACATCTAAACCCCTCGAAACATTGGACTTATGCAGGCCTCAACCATATCCCACAAGCCCCAAACTGTTGGAAACATTGATCTTAGCGATCTCCAGTGGGAAACTTGGGACAAACAAACCGAAGCCCTCGAACGAATATCAGATCCTGAGACGGAGTGTTTGCTGTATGGTGGGGCCAGGGGCGGTGGGAAAACGCACCTTGCCAGACTCTACGGCCTGCTGAGGGCCTGCAAGTACGAGGGCCACAAAGTCCTCATCTGCCGGCGTTCATTTCCAGAACTTGAGAGGAACATCATCGTGCCCATGCGCCAGACGTGGCCATGGCTCATCTATCAGGAAAGACACCACAGATTCCTGATTCCAGAATCTGACAGCATCATCGAATTGGGCTACACCGAGGGTGATTACCACCGGTTCCAAGGTGCCAGCATTGATACTCTTATAATCGATGAAGCGGGCCAGATCACCAAGGATGTGTATCAGTTCCTGCGCTCATGTCTCCGCACCACCAATCCACTTGTGAAGCCGAAAACCCTGCTGACAGCCAATCCTGGCGGCCCAGGACACCATTGGCTCAAGAAGCTGTTCATCGACAGGGAACCTGAACCAGGCGAGGACGTGGATCAGTTCCAATACCTGCAGGCTCTGGTGTGGGACAATCCGAGTCTGGTGGACAGCGATCCGGACTACGTGAAACGTCTTGAGGCCATGCCTGAGGCCCAGCGCCAGGCATACCTCATGGGTGACTGGACGGCCCTGCTGGGTTCCTTCTTCGTCCCACCACCGCCCCAGACTGACTGTGAGCCGTTCACCATCGAGGAATCATCCTGTGAGCAGTACCTGTTCGGATCGTTGGACTCAGGTATCCGTCACCCGACATCGTTCGGGCTGCTGTTCTGGGATAAGGGCCGCATCTACCGTCTATTCAGCTATCTGAACAGTGGAGGAACCATTGCCGGGCATGCCGAGGAGATCCGCAGCAGGATAGAGGCGTTCCCGTGGACGCATGGCCAATTCCCAGTCACCATCTGGGCTGACTCATCCATGTGGACTGAGGCACGACTTAACGAGCGCATGATCCGTTCCCAGATCGATGAATACAAGGACGCATTCCAAGGGACACGAACCAGGTTCGAGAAGGCCACCCGAGATAAGACATTCAGTTGCATGATCACTCAACAGATGTTTTCTGGTAGGGAATCCTATCCAGAGTATGTCCTGTGGAAGGGCACCAACCACGGCTGGAGGGAGTCCATCACCCTACCTGAGATCGATCAGAACCATCCCGAATCGTATCTGAAGTGCGATGGCGATGACGTGGCTGATGAAACCAGATATGGCTGTATGGGCCTCTGGGCATGGCAGAACCGGTTGAAGCAGGGCAACGTGCTGCAGCAGAAGGCCCGGGCCAAGATGAACAAGCTGAAGGAGAAGGACTGGTATGCGCTGTGAATCTGACACCTCAACAGTGATCTATCTCATACATGCCATTCCGTAGCCAAGCTCAGCGCAGGTGGATGCACGCGAATAAGCCATCCATGGCCGATAAATGGGAATCTCACACTCCCAAGGACTCAGCATTGCCTGAGAAGGTGGATGACAACGGGAAGTACCGTCGGGCCACCCGGAGATACCGCTGATGCCACTCTATCCATTTAAGTGTTCGAATTGTGGGACTTACGTTGAGGAAGTGGGATCGATGAAGTCCCCGCCTATAACGAAACAGTGTGACGAATGCGGGATGACGATGGACAGGGTGTACACCGCTCCACAAGTAGACATTCCTACGTATGTCTCTGAGTGGAATCCAGGGCTGGGGGCCAAGATCCGACACAAGCAGGACATTGTCGATGCCCAGAACAGGATCTTCGACAAGACAGGTAGCCGGCCCATCGAGGTTGGGAATGACACAGAATCTCTCAAGAAGTTGAAACCACACCGCAAACGATACCCCACCGGCGGAGAACTCGGATACAGCTATGGCTGATGGCTACGATACAGGTGGAAGTGTCCCCCTCACGATGGCAGGGGTTGGGAATTCAGTTTCCAGCCCAACATCGACGCTCAGGACTATCCACGAGTCTGTCCCCAAGACGTCTAAGTCCAATGTTTCGAAGGACAAAGACAAAGAGCTGCTGAAGTACATCCGCCGTCTCTACGATAAGGGCAAGGCCAGCAAGAAGCCATTCGAATCCGACTGGCAAGAGAACTGGGACATGTTCAATGGCAAGCAGTGGCCAGTGAACCGTCCAAAGTCCAAGGCCAGCCCGAACGTCAACGTGATCCGGGCGGTGGTGATGACGACGCTCCCGATTATGACTGACAGGAGCCCGTCATTCGGACTGATAGCCAGGGATCCCGCTGATTTCGCGTTCGCCGATCTCATGACACAGGTTCTGGAGGTGTGGTGGAAGCGCCGGGAGATGAACCAGGTGATTGTCGAGGTGCTGATGGATGCCCTCATCTGCTCAGCAGGGGTGATGAAGGTTACCTGGGACGAGAACGTGGATGACGGGGTGGGTGACGTGGTGGTTACTCCTGTGGATCCCAAACGCATCTTCGTTCCTGATGAATCCAGCGATTTCCAGAGGAACTGCAGCTGGGTTATCCATGAGCTGTACATGCCTCGTGGTGAGTTGATGAGCCAATTCCCTGAAAAGGCCAAGATGATCCTCAAGGCTCCCCAACAGGGAGTTAAGGAGCCCTCAACTTCCACATCCGATACCCGGATCAGAGTCATCAGTCCTGTCGACAAAGCCGTGAAGGGGCCTGACGACGATAAGGCCTCCTCGGACATGACACATGCTGAGATGGTTCGTGTCTGGGAATGCTGGCTGGATGATGAAACCGTTATCGAGCAGGAGAAGGCGAATTCTGAGAAGGATGCTCCCCCTGAGAAGGTGTGGGTGAAGAAGTTCCCCCAAGGCAAAGTGGTGACAGTTATTCCGGACGCCAAATGCATCCTTCAAGAGGTGAAGAACCCCTACAAAGACGGGATGAAGCCATTCGTTCGGGTTGTGAACACCATCATGCCGAGATCCTTCTGGGGTGAGGGTGTTGTCCGCCCACTTATCGAGTCTCAGCGGTTGATGAACAAGGTGTTCGCCACGATTGTGGACTGGAGCAACAAGATGACGAACCCCACCTGGGTGGTTGACGCCGACTCGGGTGTGGATCCTGACATGTTGTCCAATGAGGTGGGTGCCATCATCACCAAGATGCCCAATACGACTGTCGCCCGGCAGGATGCGCCTGGAATACCTCCTCAGATGTTCGAAATGTATCACACCATCATGCAGCTGCTGGACACCCAGTCAGGAATCCATGAGGTGACTCAGGGACGCCGGCCGACAGGGATTACAGCCGCCGAGGCCATCGAGGAGCTGCAACAGGCCGCCCAGACACGCATTCGACTTGCCGAGAGGAATCTGGAAGTGAGTCTATATCGGCTGGGACAGCTGGTTATCAGCAGGATGCTGCAGTTCTATTCAGAACCTCGAGTCATACGCCTCACAGGCCGTGAGGACATGACAGGCATCTACCCCTCATATGTTGAGTTTTTCTTCGAATCCATGCAGGATGAAGAAACTGGGGAGGATCTCATCCGTCCAGTTTCAACTCCTATTGAGTACGATGAGGCCACCAATGGCTACATCAGGGGTGACACCAGTGAGGGCACCCCCACGGTGGGGCAGTTCGAATTGGATGTTACGACAGGAATGTCGTTGCCATATCAGAAGGAGAAGCTCGGCCAGCAGGCGATGAGACTGTATGAGAACCAGGCCATCGATAGGGAAGCCCTGCTCGATGTCTTAGAGTTCCCAGAGCGTGAAGAGATCATGCGCCGAGCCGAAGAGAAAGAGCAGGCTGCACAGGAACAGCAGGCTGCACAACAGCAACCACCTCCAGCAGGAGCACCAGCATAATGCCAGCGATGAACGGGATGGGAGCCCAAGGACAAGGGCAGCAGATGGGGTATAGGAACGCTCAAATGGCTCAGAGACAGCCAGCAGCAGCCCGTAACAGGCGTGCATCACCCCCTGTCCGCCAACAGTACCAGCCAGGGATGGCTCGTCCACGTATGGGCCAGGGCTCAGCAGTCGGACAGCCACAGAGACAGATGGCTCAGCGCAACCAGAACCAGGCCTATCAGAGAGCCATGGCGAGGTACTAAGACGATGAACGGTGGTGGAACCAACGAGTATCGGATGGGCCGGCACGGGATTGCCGAGGGAGGGTTCTACTCTCCTGCAGGGCCTGCTATGAAGACACCATCGATTCCAGGCCCCCCTGATATGCTCAAGAAGTCGAAGACAAAATCGAAGGGCAGTGCCTACAAGCGCGCTCTAAGTCGTACCAAATAAAGGAGTTAGGCTCAATGAATGGAGCACCAATGTCACCTCCGGTTGCAACACCCCCGGGAGGTGCATCTCCTATGGCAGGGGCAGGCCCTCAGCGGGCAGCATACCCCAGTGGTGAAGAGGTGATGGCTCAGAAGGCCGGCATGCCTGGCCCTGGTGGTATGCCTGAACAGGGCCCTCCTGGTGAGACTCCTGAGGATCCAGTCATTGCTGGACTGCGCTCGTTGGTGATGTATGCTGCGTCGCTCACAGACGCCGGTAATCCTGCGGCAGGCAAAATCCAGCAGCAGGTGATGGATCTCCTTCAGTCAGTGCAGGAGGCTACGGCTGGACAACCAGGTGGAGGGGATATGCCGGGTGCCGCAGCAGGGATGGGGGCTCCTCCGGGGGCACCAGCTCCAGGGGCTCCCCAAGTGGGAGCAGGGGCACCTCCAGCGGCTGGGATGCCGACAGGAGACATGGCGTCTGCGGCACAGGCACAAGGTGGGGGGCCAGGGCCGAATGGTATGGCCTTCAACCCGTTCGAAGCACCGCCTGAGCCTGCAGGGGCACAACCGAAATCTCGTCCGATGGGTGCCCAGCAGAAACCCCAAGGTAAGCAGCCAACAGTTCTCACATAAAGTTCTCACATAAAAGGAGTGTAGAAAAATGGCAGGTGGAATCCAGGTAGCTGGGGGAGATCTTGCATATCACCCCTCAATCAAAACCAAGACGGCCATTCCTGAGCAGCCGAAGACATCATCTGGTGGCCCGATTGAGACGCCGGCAGGACTGGACAGTGGGAAGAAGATCAGCAATCCTGTTGATCCGGCCATCAACCGTGACACCACGATGCCCAAGCCTCGTGAGGGGATGAAGAAGATTGAGGGCCCCGACAAGACAGGGCCCGTCGTGAAGAAGCCGTAATTGATCTTGTAATAAAAGTCCAAGGGCATAGGAGTTGATTCGAGAACTCAAATGCTCCTGAGTAAACTGGGCAACTCCATTCAGTTGGAGCCCCGAGCCAAAAGGAGACGGCAGTCATGCCAGAGCCATACGATACGAGTGCACTTACTGACGACGCGGCGTCGCAAGAGCCCAACGACGAAGGACAAGACACTCAACAGCCAGACGCTGGGCAATCCTCTCAGGAACCCGAGTTGATGGCACCAGAAGGGTGGGACTCTCAACAGTACCCACTCAAGTTCCACGAGGAGACGCTGTACCCTGAGAATTATCAGCACGCCATCAAGCTGATGCAGCAGGGAGTCTCCTACGACAGAAGGATGGAAGAGCTCAACCGGCAACGGGCCGAGATGCAGCAGTCCCAGCAGAAGCTGGCTCAGTATCAAAGGCTCGAAGAGGCATTCAGTAGGAATCCTCAGTTCGCTTCTCAGATCTGGGATCTCTACAACCGGGTGAACTCAGGACAACAACCCCAAGGAGGACAACCTTCTCCCCAGCAACAGGGAGCCCAATCGAGCCCAGAGTACCAGCAACTTATGCAGAAGATCTCTGAGTACGATTCGAAGTTCCAGCAGTGGGAGCAGCAGCAGGAAGATGCCGACGTTGACAAGGAAGTGAACGGACTGAAGGCGAAATATCCCCAGGCACCGTGGGACACGCCCGGAAAATCAGGCCACACATTCCTGTATGAGGTGCTCAGTCACGCGGCGAAACACAACTTCCACACGCTCGAAGCTGCTTACCGGGACTTCACGTACGACAAAGTTGCGGCCAACCAGAAGGCTGAAGGTGCCCGTGCTGTAGCCAAGACTCGTCAGGCCAATGCGAAGCGTGGAGTGGTAGCACAAGGCGCTCCGAAGGCCGGAGGGAAAGAGGGAGAGGAAGCCACAGCCAGGGGATTGTCCTACGATGATGCCGCCAGGATGGTGGCAGAGAAGATGGGGCTTCAAACGTAACCACGGAGTGAAACCAAAATGGCACTTTCGTATACCGAACTGTCTGCTACGACACAGGAAACGTTCATTCCTATGCTCGTGGACAATGTGTTCAACAGCAATTCTTTGCTGCAGAGGATGAGGAAGAACTCGTACAAGGCTCTGAGCGGTGGAACCCGGATCGTTCAGCCTGTCCTGTACGCCACCACAACCGCCGGTGGCTGGTATTCCGGCACCGACACCCTCTCAACCACAGCCAACGATCAGATCACGGCTGCTGAGTACGAGTGGGGCTACCGCTACGAGAACATCACCATCGAGCACACCGCTGAGCTGCAGAACAACGGCGATGCCCAGGTGATCGAATTCGTGGCTTCGAAAGTCCAGGCTGCTGAGCTTACAATGGCTGATGCGCTTGGAACCGGGCTGTACAACCTCGGGACAACCACCGATGCCATCGTCGGGCTGCGCCTCGCCGTCGACTCGGCCGGCACCTATGGTTCGATTGCCCGGGGAACCTACACCTGGTGGAGTGCTCAGGAAGACAGCACCACGACTGTGCTCACCATGAACGCTCTGCAGGCCCTGTACGGGGACTGCACTGTCGGCAATGACAAGCCAACCGTGGCCATGACGACGCAGGACATCTATGATGACTACGTCAACCTCCTGACTCCTCAGCAGAGGTTCACCGACGACGATACTGCTCGTGGTGGATTCATGAACGTGATGTACAATGGTATCCCGATGATTGTGGATAGTCACGTTCCGGCCAGCCACCTCTTCATGCTAAATGAGAAGTACCTTAAACTTGGCTATCACCCCAAGGATAATTTCCGCTTCTCGCCCTTCGTCCAGCCAGTGGATCAGGCTGTAGCATCGGCCAAGATTTTCTGGGCCGGGCAGCTCCTGTGCAGCAATTGCCGTATGCAGGGGAAGATGAACGCCATTGCGTAAGGTTGACAAGATGTCATTGTGGTGGGGTGGAAGTTCAGGGTAAATCTTAACCTGGTACATAAGCCCCACCTTGACATAAAAGAAATTCATGAGTGTTGATAACTTGTGAATAAACCCTAAACCGGAGAATAGAAACCATGGCAGGGCCATATGGACTCCCGACAGTCTGGACAGAGTCAGTCTCCGCAGTGACAGCCACCAACAGTGTTGAAGTTGGGACGCTGCGCTACGAAGGTGAAATTCTGTACCAGTACGTGTACAATGCAGGAACTACCCAGATCAATCCTGGGGAAATCTGCACTCTGTCGGCCGTCACCGGGTACAGCGTCACGGTTTCCAGCATCATCGATCCCATCTCGAAGCCATTCGGTGTCGTGCAGAACGCCACCCTTACGACAGCCACCTACGGGTGGGTTGGCCGTAGCGGCATCATGATGCTCGAGAATGCTGGCAACACCGCGATTGCTGCAGGTTACCCGATTGCGACGGCTGCTGACGGTTCCGTGGATGCGCCCACCGGTGGAACTGGCACTACGTGGAGCAAGGCGGTATTCGCCAAGGCTCTCACGGCCACTACCACTGCGGGTAACTTCCACGCACTCGTTCAGTGTATGTAAGAGAAAAAAAGAGGGCGAGGCGGCTGTCGTTTCCTTCCGTGCCCTTGGAGGGAATGCGGCAGTCGCTGAGCCTTAAGAAACCCTCAAGGGCACGGAAAGGAAATAGGGCAAAAATGAGTGAGAAAAACGGTTCTTTGACAGTTCCGGCAACCTCTGCAACAGCACCTCTGGACTCGGCCATAGCAGGCCAGGTACCAGCCACAGCGATGACGTCGGTTTCGGCTGACATGACGGCGTTCACGAAGGACGAACTCATTCAGAAAGTGAAGGAGTTCGAACAGCAGCAGGCCCAGTGGGAAGAGGAGAAGAAGGGTATGGTGCCGATGATTCTGCAGTACCAGCCACCCATCGCCGCTCCTCCGCTGAACAAGTCCCAGCTCTACGGACAGGCTTGCTCGAACGATGCCATCACCGCCGAGTCATGGCGGGACATGTGGCTCGATCACATCCGCATCAATCGTGACAACAACGACATCGAGGGAAACTCGGTGATGAAGCTCCACGGCAAGTACGCTTACCGGCCTTGCATCTGTGCCGGGAGTGGGCCTTCGTTGAAGAAAAACGTCGATGTTCTGGCCAAAGAGAAACCACCCGAGATCCCCATCGTATCCTGCTGTCACAACTTCCCCTTCTTCAGTGACAAGGGTGTTGACTGCAAGTACTGGGTGAACCTGGACGCTGGTGAGATCACCATCTCTGAGATGTCTGAGGGTGGGGCCAAGAAGCCCGAGGAATATTGGGCTGAGACTGAGGACAAAGTCCTTATCGCAGCGGCCGTGTCACACCCTGAATTCATCAAGAAATGGAGAGGCAAGATCTACTGGTTCAACTGCCTGATTCCGGATCCTGAATTCATCAACAAGATGGAGAGCTTGATACCGAAGCTCAAGGTGGCCTACAACGTCGGAGGGAATACGTTTGGGGCCGTATTCTACCATGCCGTGTGCATTTTCGGTTCAGCACCCATCGCGTTCATCGGTACCGACTTCGCATTCGACTACACCCACAAGTTCCATGCGTGGGATTCACAGTACGATGCGAAATTCGCCGGGCTGGTGCCATGTACCGATATTTTCGGCAACAGGGTGTACAGTTGGCAGTCCTACCAAAATTTCCGCAATTGGATAGAATTCCAGTTGCTTGGTGGGAAGGGGAACAACCCCATGATGGTGTACAACTGCACCGAGGGTGGGACTCTGGGGGCGTATCCCAACGGGAACATCATCCAGATCCCCAACATGAGGCTTGCAGAGTTTCTGTACATCTTCAAACGCTACCAGAGGATGCCGGAGCTGTTGAATGATCCGAACGTGAAATACAGTTTCCTCATTTAAGAGGGAAAGGGACTAAAAAATGGCTTCTTCAGCAACGTGGGTTGTCAAGACTGTCATGGGTGATCAGCGTGTCCACATTGGCACAGTCACCATGACTGACGGCACCGATGCCGTGGCCACCGGGCTGCAGTATGTCAACGGGGCGATTGCTACCCCCCAGACATCGGCCACCAACGGTGCCGGGGTGGTGTACAACACCGCCGCTTCGGGTGTCGGTGATATCGCGTTCCAGAGCTGCGTCTCAGGGAGCATCTACAGCGTAGTCGTCTTCGGAAAGTAAGGAGGGCCACTCCATGGCTGTCTACAAGGTAGCTACGGCCACCATTGCCGATGGTGAGGCACTTTCTGAAGCGATCCAGGTGCTGGAGTATCCTCGGGTGGCTTTGGAGATCCCTACGTTCGCGGCTGGGTGCTCGACATCCACCACGTCAGTAGAGATCGAGGGATCGTCCACCTCTACCACGTCAGCATTCCGCTCTGTCCGGTACATGGGAGTGTACTCGGCCGGATCGGGGATCATGACGTGGGAGGTGAACACCTCGAGCGGCAACTACATCGCAGTGTGTGAGCCAGCAGCCTATTGCAGGTACATTCGCATCAAGTTGTCGAACCAAACGGCCACGGCCGCAGGACTCGCCTGTAAGGTGCATATGTATCGTGATCCCACCAACTGACGAAGGGAGGGCTACATGTCCCTTGTCAAGGTGGTTGATTCCAGGGTAACGACTGGAAGCAAATGGTTCAAGGTGGGCGATACAGCCTCTGTGGAGTGGTACATCCCTGGGGCCAAGTCCTGCTATCTGTCCATTCCAGATGTTGGCTCGTACTTCGGTACGGCCACCATCGAGATCCGCATCTACGTCTCCCAGAACTACACCGATTACAAAACCCTGTATCGTGGCAGAAGTGTGGGGTTCGGTGATCTATGGGACATCAAGACGTCGGGGGCCTGCGTAATTCCTATCCCTGTCACCGGCCTTCCTTACCTACGTGTGAAAACCTGGGAGAACGCCACAGCCACGATGAGCTGTGACTTCTCATTCCAGTACGGGAATGTGGCTCAGTTCCCGGCCCGACAGTACATGGCAGGAGGCCACCCCCATGGCTGACGTACTTCTGGCACACTTCAAACGCGGTACTCCCGGCAGTCCAGGTGACTCTGTCGACTGGCTCAGGAAGTACATGTGCCCGAATATGTCATTCTGTTCATATCAGATTGTCGATGAGGCCGAATGCGATAAGTGGTTCGCTGACTCCAAAGCTCTTAAGATGCAGAAGAAGGCCTATCTGACTCTTAAGTTCCCAACAAGTACAGAGCCATTCTTCATTCAGCAGTCGGGCCCTGTCCTCAAAAATGATCGGTGGGCTGATCCGAGTCTCCGGGATGACATCATCTGTGGGCACAAACTTTATTTGAGGCCCTCGGTGCTGTCGCAGCTCAACATAACCTCAGAGGACTACCTCTCAGGATCATCGAAGACGCCGTTCGACGGGAGTCAACTCAACCTGCAGGACACGCTCCTATTCGGCAGGGATGGAATGATTCCTGATGTTGATGTGCAGGTGGATGATCGTGCTGCTATCAACTCCGGATCTTACACCGTCGGGGTTGCGAAGGACTACGCTCTCTGGAGTAATTTCTGCGGCGACGTAGGGGGCCTCGCAGGTGATCTCACGGGAACCCAGGAAACCGATGTGTCAGAGACAGGAGCCTGCCACATCAACGTGAGCCTGGGTGGCCATAATCTTCTGCTGACGGTCGACTCATCCAACTGGCACGAAGGTGATATGACTGCCGGGTACTACGTGAGCACCAACTATAACGCTGACTCGCTGTTTGCCACATCTACGTACGGGGGAGGAACATACACCATCGAGAAGATCCGTCTCGAGTGGAATGCCAACACCACTCACTGGGCATTTCTGATCGGTGGGCAGGTGTCGGCTAAGACTGTGTACTGTCGTGAATTTATGACGGACGGGAATGGGTACTCGTGCAGAAGTTTCGGGCTCAATGATGCGTTCAACCGAGACACCTGCTATTTCTACGATCTGATAGCATGGGACGACGGGCTTGCTGCAAACGCCAGTTATGTGATGAACGGGTGCTCATCAGCCACGTCGGAGAACATCGTCCTGTACGGATCTGGAGCCGCAGGAGGAAACCCGTGGTACTATGGATCCAGGACGTACACCAACTACAACATGTGCGCCTATGACTATGATGCGTACACGTTGGCGATCAAAGGCACCATCGACACCATTTTCTGTGATGGAGCACCCACAGGAGCCGATAATCCTAACACTCCACAGGCGTTCGCATCCATCAACCCAGCAGACGGAAGCACTTTCCTTGAGCCGACGAGCACATACTCATCCTCTCGCTCTCCGGCCATTGGTTCCAACACCACAGATATTGCCGGCAACACCTGGGGCACCGACTATTTCGCCGGGGCCAAGTGGGCATCTCTTGTGCCTCCTAAGCCGTCTACCCTCCCGACAACCGGGGCAGCCTCCCCAGGCACCTATGGCAACTCTCGAGTTGTGAACGTCTCCATCGCCACCGGGGACTACTCATCAACAGCCTGGAACACCATGGAATGGCCTGTGGCTGTGGTGGACACACCCCAGTACAGCTCCTTCACGACATTGAGCACTGCCCGGGTGACGATGTATGCCGAGGTGTCCAATGATCTCTCAACCTGGCGTCCGGTGTATGGGGAAGTCATCGGATCAGGCATCCAGAGCTATGAATCTTTGCATTGGGGTGCCCAGAATGTAGCCATGCCGCCACTCTATCAGTTCGGAGAGTGGGCTCGTCTCACCATTACGACTGCAGCCACCACCACAGGCACCATCGCCGTCCATCTCATCAATCCCAGGAAGGACGGGTACTACAGTGACAGATAATGGGGTACTCACAGCTCTGGATAGGCAGAGGGCCGAATGCTGCCAGCTGTTTTTGGGTGTGGGAGCGTACTGGCGTTCAGTGGTGATAGGGATAGTGGCCGTCATTGGGCTCGCCTGTGGGGTTTTTGCGTGGGGCCTGCACGTCGATAAGGCGCTCACGCGATCTGAAACTGAAATATCCCACAACCGGGAGGCTCTCAATAGGTTGGAGGGCAGGATCGAGAACAAACTGGATATCCTGCTCAAAAATCAACCCAAGGGAGGGCAGTGATGCCTAAAGTAGCACGGAAGGCCAGGTTGTGGAATCGTGGAGACACTGATTTCCACCAGATCGTCAACGGCACGGAATATCACATCAAGGCTGGGGACTCTATTACTGTGTCCAGGCGTGAGGCGGTGGTGATCAGGGGCCACTACTGTGGAAAGAACGTCCCGGTGTCGCTCGAGATCGAGAAGATCTTCGAGAACGTGTCAGAGGACAAGACACCGGTTACGGATCACCGCACCGGGCAGCTGTTCCCAACTCAGGACGCCTATTTGCAGCACCTGGGGATCAACAATCGGGAGCATGTGGATGTGGGGGCCCTGAAGGAGCAGATTCTGGCCGAATTGAAGCAAGATCCGGCCAACAAGACGGTTGAGAAGGAGTACATCTGCCCGTTCTGTGAGGGCAGCTTCACCAAGAAGCAGGGCCTGATCATTCACATGAGGGCGTGTGAGAAAAAGCAGGAGAAGATGGGGGCCAAAGCCCCTGTGGAGGCGTAAATGACACCAGCACAAATCCTGTCCACGATCCGAAACCAGATCTATGAAACCACGGCCGGATTCTGGAGTGATGATGAACTCAGGGCTTATGAATGGCAGGGTGAGTGCGAGATCGCCTCGATCACTGAGTGCACAGAGGCCACGGACTCGTCCACGACGACTGTGGCCTCAACCGCCACCTACGCCATCCCCTCAGATTGTCTGTACATCAAGGAGCTGACGTGGGACAGCTATCCGCTCAAGTGTGTGGACATCAGGGGCTTCGACGCCCTTGAGATGCCCAGCTACGGCAACACGCTTACCGAGGGTAAGCCCACCCACTATGTACTGAAAGGATCAGACGTGGGACTGTGGCCTGTCCCTGACAGTGCTGAGACGTTGATGTTCTACTACATAGCGGAACCTGCCGAGATCACGTCTTCATCCACGGCATTTACCATACCCCAGCTGTTCCATCACCTGCTGCCTGACTACGTGCTGTATCGCTGCTATGCGAAGGATCAGGACGAGGGAAGGGCCAATTTCCATAAGCGGGCCTGGATGGAGGGGATACAGAGGGCCCAGATGCTGTGGGCGAAACGCAAGTACGGGGGACGGTTCCCTGTCGTCAAGGACAGCAGTTACAACCTCAGTGCCGTAGACGGGTTGGTGTAGATCGACACGTTTTGTGTTAAGCCCACCGTCGTTTCAACTCACAGGCTGATCACCTGACAGAAGAGAGTATACCACTGTGCCATTCATGCCGACAACCACAAAAGCGAGCTATAGGGTACCTGTTTTTGATGGTGGCTTGAACTCGAAAAGGGTGGACTTGGATGTCCCGCCCAATCAGTCCCCTGATCTCCTGAACGTGACGTTCGATGACGGGGGAGCTGTCGGCACTTGTAAGGGCTTTTCTACCCTCAACACGGCCGCCATAGGCTCAGGCCCTATCGATGGACTGCATGGCCTCTACCAGCCCACAACAGGCGGAGAGACGCTTCTGGCGGTGTGTTCAGGCACAGCCTACGCCACGAACACACAGACGTTCACAACAATCCCCTCAGCGCAGTCTGTCTTCACTGCCGGCCAGGATGTCCGGATCGTCACCGTCGAGGAGGAAGCCTATTTCTCGAACGGCTGGGTGACTCCCTACCGGTATGATGGATCCAACTTCGTGCAGGTGGGGGTGCCAGAGCCCACATCAGGCTCTGCATCGGCTGTTTCGGGAGCCTTGGGTGATCTGGTGGGGAACTACCGCTGGGCCATTTCAGGGCTGAACGCCAACGGGGTTGAGGGCAACTATGCTCCCATCACCACGGCCCTGGTGGCTATCACCAGCGGCCAGGCCGACATCACAGGAATCCCTGTGTTCGCCGCGAGTGCCGGTGTCTCCACCAAGTATCTGTATCGGACGACTGCTGGCTCAACTGCTGAATACTACCGGGTAACGGCCCTTTCAGCCGCCCAGACGACATACACGGACGTTGTGGGTGATGCTTCCATCCCGGCCACCACAGGCTACACGGATCACAACCAGCCTGAGGCCTGCAAGTTCATGGTGTACCACCGTGGAAGGTTGTTCATGGCTGGGGATCCCAATTACCCCGACAGGCTATACTACTCAGATGCCAATCAGCCTGAGATTTTCGGCACCGGGAACGCCATCGACATCGGGAAAGGCGATGGATACCCGATTTCAGGCATCCGGATCATGGGAAACTCTTTGGCGATCCACAAGAACGATGACAACGGGGTTGGTTCAATCTATCTGCTCTACATGCCTGATTCCACAGGGGTATCCAACCCCAACAACTGGTACCAGGTGAAGAGCCCCAGCGCCTACAGCACCCAGAGTGACAAAGCACTTGCGTTCTTCGAGAACCTGATGATGTTCATCACCCGATCAGGCATTTATGCCTTCTCAGGCGAAGATATCGCCCGGGGGCCGGCTGATTCGGTGATTGGACGCTATCTGGTGGACTCGCTGTCCGATAATATCGAGCCAGACGTGCTGGCGTTCAAGAACAGCTTGCTCGATAAGGCTGCGGCCATCGATTTCGACAATAAGGTGTGGGTTGCAGTCCCCTCGAGTTCCAGTTCCACCGGGAATGACAAGATCTACATCTATGACTACATCCAGGCCTCATCCGTCGAAGCAGGCCCCACTGGAGGAGTATGGAGCGTCCAGGATGGGCCTGCGGTGAACAATTTCACCACATACGGTGGTGATCTGGTGGGTGGGGGAGTGACAGGCGGTACAGTCTACTCACTGCTCAGCACCAGCTACAATTTCGACGGCTCAGCCATTGATTCCAAGTTCAAAACCGTGCGATTTACCGGTATTCCTGAGCACAGGGACTACACGAAGGTGTGGAGGCATGCCTACATCACCGTCGACACTCCCGGTGACTGGCCAATGGATGTTACGTACTGGGTGGACATGTACGATGAATCTGGCACCACTGAGCAGATCTCATTAAATCCAGGGGGTGCGCTCTGGGGTGCCCTTGTTTGGGGATCAGGAACGTGGGGTGCAGCCCTTGAGCGTCGGACGTACCGGATCATCCTCAGGAATGCTGTAGGGAAAACCATCCAGTTCCAGTTCGCCACGAATACGGCCGATCAGTACTGGAAGGCCCATTCCATTGAGTTGACATACAACCTCCGTAGCAGACGGGGAGCATAAATGGCGATCACAGTAGCAGGCCCGACTATCAACCCTGTCCCTGTCACGGTGACAGCCCCTGTCACGGCAGGCACGTACGTCTCAGGGGCCGGAGGCGTTCCAGGAACCCCTGGGTTCGGTGATGCCCCCGGACTTGTCACCACGGCCCCCACGGCATACACGCTGACAGGGTTCGTCCCCTCGGCCATGACTGCCGGTGCTGTGGTGGTAACGTCCCCTGTGGGACAGACAACCACAGCCGGGGCACCGCTCACTGGGGCTCCTGAGTTCCAGACGTTCACCGGGGGTGGGGTAGGCTATGGTGCATATGACACGGCCATCGTCGCCCAGGGCCCCTATGCAGACTACCTCTCACGTCAATATGGCGAGCCCACAACAGGCCCCATCGACGTTGATGCCTACATTCCCAGAGATGCCGCCGGCCGCTCACAGTATGATCTGCAGCGCCAGACTATCGATGCAGCCTCCAATGCGGAAATGCAGGCCCAGCTCGAGGAGCTGGATGCCTACTTGGCCCAGCAGGGGATTACCGGGCCGGCTGCCGTGAAGATGCGGAATGAGCTTGTCCGCAACATCATGATCAACAAGGCTGCTCAGACGAATGAAGTCAATATGGCTGAGCTGGCCGCCAAGCAGGAGATTGCCGGCACCATTCAGGGCCAGCGGTGGCAGCGTGAGGAGCGTCTCGGCGAGCAGGCATTTACAGCTGAATTGAGCTATGCGAAGCTGAATCAGGACGAACGGGGGCTTGCTGAGCAGGCTCGGGAGTTCGACAATCAGTACGATTTCGATGTCTGGGCTGAGGAGCAGGGGTGGACGAATGAAGAGCGGAACCGCGTCTGGCAGGCTGTCCAGAATGACGCCAACCGGAGCCTGAGCTATGATGAGCTGGCCGTCAAGGTTGATGAGCTGCGGAACCAGATCGCCTTCGACTACACCCAGCTTGCTGCGGCCACCGGCGTGGACAGGGACGAGATCCTCGCCCGCATCAACATGAACCAGGCCGATTTGGCCTCTGCCGAACGGTTGCAGCAGTACCGCAGCTGGGCTGACATGACACTTGAGTCTTTGGGTGCCACCCTGAACATGATTCAGATGGGCTATGAGACTGTCCTGTCACGGGAAACGGATCTCATCAAAGCCAGGGCGCAGTCCTACTACAACATGGGGCTGGGTGGGCTGCAGATTCCTGAGGATCAGTTGGCACTGCTGGCATCGCAAGATCCGATGGCCTATTACAGCTATCTGGACGGGGCTGCAGGGCTCGCTCAAGAGGTGTTCGACGCCAATCTGGGCCTCCGGATGGATTATATGGCCGCACGCATCGCCAACCTCGGGAACTTGTCTGGCCCTGCGTTCACATCATCGCTGAACATGGTGTATCAGGACGCCGCCAACCTGTTCTCAAGCCCGCTGGTTGAAACCGACACCCTGTTCACGGAATTCCCCTTTGGTGAGGGGATCCCGTTTGCAGGCCCTGTCTATGGGATGACTGCCACCGGACAAATTACCCAGAATGCAGTCTGGGATCAGGATTCAGGGCAGTGGGTTGATGGTGACACAGGAGATCCTGTGACAGTCACCGGCCCTGCCCCGGTTACGACGAACCAAACCGGGCAGGAGGTGGTATCTGGCCCGAGTTTCACTCCGGTTGCCGTAACGGCCCCGAGTCCGGGTGTCCTGACTGTGGATGTGAATGGGAACAACGTGTGGACACCCAACATGTCATTCACCGGTGACAGGGATGATCCTGAGACAGGGTGGCTGAACAATCAGATCACAGCACCCCCTCCCAGCGGGTATGCAGACGGGTACTGGCAGCGGAGTGCCTATGATCCGTGGAAGCTCAGCAGTGTTCACGGAAACCGCTACTTCTGGCCGGCCCCGGTGAACCCACTGGACTACGATTTCGGTGCCCCCAACCCCAATGCCGGCGATGAGCCGCCTCCTGGCTTCGAGGCTGAGACGGTACGGCCCAACGCTGGTGTGTGGGTGCCTGATCCGTGGCATCCAGAGAACCAGGAAGTCATCTCAGGGAAGGGCCAGATATTCTGGCCAGGCCAAGGTGGGCCCAAGCAGAATCAGCAGTTCCAGCCGAACGAAGACGGCACCTATGGGGCCACAGGGGCAGGTGTCCTGTGGTATGGGCCTGAGGACATCTCTCGTGGCGGCATCCTGACAGGTGAGCAGTTGTATCGCAACATCACTCCTCAGTATCAGTATGGGAGTGATGAGGCCATGAACTGGATCTTCGACGTGTCGTCTTTGCCTCTGCAGAGCAACGACATTTTCGATGAACGCACCATGGTTGAGTCGTGTCAGTACAAATTGGACACCTGGGACGTGAGGCCGTACCCGGATCAGGGGTACTTCACTGATTCAGGCAAGACGTACCACGGGCCAAATGCGGATGTTCTCAATGAGTGGCCCGAGGATATCCTGCACTCCATCTACATGGCCCGTAACGAGATATCCGCGCTGGACTGCTCGATCATCGATCTCGACAGGCTTGATGAGCTGGCCGCCCGGGGCGACAATGAGGGGTTGGCAGCATACACAGGGAGTACAGTGAACATCGGTGGATCGCCCTGGATCATCCAGCGTTCTATCAACGCGGATGGATCCCCGGCACCTGGAATCACAGCGTACTGGCTCGGAGATCCTACTGTGCAGATGGGGTGGAGCATAGGTACGGGCCGTTACCAGACATGGGACTGAGCAAATGAGCGCACTTGGAGCACTGATCACACTCGCCTCACTCGCATCCAGCGTGTATGGGGCCATTGCGTCTTCCGAAGAGGAAGACGTGGCCAAGAGAGCCAAGAAGAAGCAAGAGGCCTACGAGCGGGAGCAGCAACGCATTGCAGAGCTGAATCAGAAGCGTCAGGAAACCGCACAGAGACGCAATGAGATGCTGGGTATCCTGCAGACGGACAGGAACGTGACGTTCCGTTCACCGTGGCTGCAGGATCAGCCCGAGAAGCCTGATATGTCCGATCTGGAACAGGATCTCGAGGAGGCACAGAGGAACAAAAACATTGCCAACTACATCGGGCTGGGGGCACAGGCTCTGGGAGGGTTGGAATCGCTGGGTGGCAGCACAACAGCCACCACCAGTAGCACCGCCACGCCGACTACGGACATCAACTACCAGACACCGACTGCCTCAGACGTTCGGCTGGCATCCTACACGCCGCCCTCGACAACTGCTCAGCCGACATCCACACCCAGCGTGACGAACCGGTACTCACCGGAGCGGTACTACGAACGACTGTACGGGAGTGCATAAATGGCGTATTCAGATGTGAACCCAATAGGGGCCCCTTGGACGGACAACGGGGTTGATCTGCTGTCGGATCTGGTTGAGCCGGATGCACCTGTCGTAGGAGCTGGCCTGCCAGGGACTGCGGCTCCTGTGGGTGTTCCTGATCCTGCGGCTGCCGACAAGTACAAGCGCCAGCTTGAGAAGATGGCTCAGGAAGAGCAGACAGGGATCGTGGAGGTTCCTGATCCCGTAAGCGGACGGCCCCGTAGAAAGCCGTACAGCGAACTCACGCCCCAGGAGCAGGCAGACAGGGACAGGCGTGTGTCCGAGGCGTTCATGGGTATTTCTTCGCTTATGACACCGCTTGTGGGCATTGCTGAGGCCATCGCCACGAAGGGTAAGTCGAGTGCGGCCACACAGGCCATGTCTGAGGCGTACCCGCTCATCCAACAGGCTTACCAACAGCGTCAGGGCGATATTGCGTCCAGGCTGAAGGCCCAGCAGGACGAGGAAGCCCGTCAGCGTCAGTTGGGGCTGGCTGAGACGAAGGCCGAGCAGGCTGCTGACATTGCCGCCGCAAAGGAAGCCCGAGCCGCCGAGGAATTCGGCCGTGAGCGTGAAATTATGGAAGCGTTCACCGCTCTGGGCAAGCCCGAGTGGATGTCTGATGAGGAGTGGGCGCTGGCCCAGCTCATGGATCCTGAGAAGGCGTTTGGCCCTATCATGACAGCCCGGATGAAGAAGGAAGCGGCTGACGCGAAGGCCAAGGAAGCAACCGAGGTACCCCTGAACGCTGGTGAGGAAAAGAATTTCACCGATATATTCGGTATGGCTTCTTTGGCGTGGGCTCAAGCGAACCCAGATCAGGCCCGCAAGCAAATCATGGCTTACACTTCTGGGGTAGGCAAAGCCCGCGCTGGTGCGGCCACGTCCGAATACTACCGTCAGGAAGGTGAGACACGCAAGGTTGAGCGTGAGAAGGAGGCCGCGAAGACAAAGGCTGTCCGTGAGGCTGAGGAGGCCGCCCGTGAGGCCAAGACGAACCTGAACAAGGTTGAGAACCTGTTCACCAACCTGTGGCACCAGAAGTCGCTACAGCTTGGGAAGACAGGTGCCGGCCTTGTCATGGGTGGGCTGAAGAAGGGGGCCGCCGCATTGCAGGCTCCGGGTGGGGAAGCTACGGCCCGTTACCAAGGCCAGGTGGACGAAACCGCCATCGCCCTCAACCGGATTCTCACCGGCCAGAACCGCGTCGTGAAATCCATCTATGATCGTATCCGCAGGACACTCCCCACGGATATTGACAAGTACGAGTACGCTTGGCCGAAGATCGAGCAGTCCGTGGCCAACTCCTATGGCCTCATCAAGGCCGTGCAGGCAGACGCGGATCTCATGCGGAAAATGGCTGCTGCTTCGGATGAAGAGTTGGAAGATCCCAACTCTGCCATCAACTTGCAGATCAACACCATCGGCGAGGGGGCGGCATACCTCACCCCGGATGACAGAGCACAGATCGATAAGATTCTGGCCCGTATCAAGAAGGGGCTGCCCGAGGCATCACCCCCCAAAGAAGCACCAGATGCAGGGCTTCCGGTGGTGAAGACGAAAGAGGACTACGACAAGCTCGATCCCGGCGATGAGTACATCGAGCAGGATGAGAACGGGAACGTGATTGGCACCTTCAAGAAACCGGGTGGGAAGTAATGGCTTCTTCACGATTTGGCGGCACCCCCATCGAGGAATCACAACCTCTTACGGTGATGCAGCCCGAGACTCCCCTGCAAAAGGCGAGCCGATTCGGGGGTGAGCCGATATCAACTATTCAGGGTGCAGCATTCGAGCCCAAATCTGGCCCAGGTACTTTCGGCCCTACCAAAGAGGAATTCCTCGAGGAAGTGGTTGATCCCATTCTCGATTACCCCGGGGCAATTGCTGAGAAGCCCGGTGAAACCATCTCCGGCACACTTGGTGGACTCGTTCAGTCCATCCCTGGTGTGACATATGCTACCCGTAAGGGCCGTGAGAAGCAGATTCAGGAAGCCGGGGAACTGCCACTTGAGGAGATCCGCCGCAGGACACTGCTGAAAGAGCGGCCTTATGCCGGCACCCCAGGGGCACCTTCATCCATGGATCTCATGGAGGAACTCGCCGGGCTGTCCGAGCGGGATCTCCGTCGCAGATACGCTCAGCATGGCATGCCCTCTGTCGAGGAACAGACAGGTGAGCAGGTGGGTAGATTCGGCGGCCGGTTGGCGCAATCCTTGGCTCTCACGAAGCTGTTGGCAGGTGCAGGCCCTGGGAAGCCCGCGATGAAGCTACCCAACAAAGAAGCACGGTTCTTCATGGCAGGTGCGGATGATTTTGCGGCACCGAGCTGGACTGTCCCCACGTCTGGCCCGATGAGGCGCTTGGCCTCTGACTTTGGGAAGGCCGCCATTGCCGACATACCATTCGTGACAGGGGCTATGGAAGAAGGCGGAACACCGGCGGCTCTGGAGGAGCTTGTCATTGGCACCGTGCTGAACATGGGACTTGCGGGGCTCAAACAGATTGCAGGCCCGAATACTGCCAAGCATCTGACTCAGTTGTCTGATCAAGTGAATCAGATTTCGGAGGCCAGAGTTGGACGCACTGCTATGATGTTCCCCAGAGACATCACGATTCCTGTGGATGACATTTTCAAGAGGGCTCAGGAGAACATCGCAGAGAGGACAGTCCGGAAGAAGGGTATGTCAGCGGCCAATTACGCACGATACAAGCAGGCGAGATCCACAATTGAGGGCCAGCTCAAGGATCTGGTTGCTCGCACACCAGATGCAGGAGTGCGGAATCTGCTTGAGATGCGGGGCCACGCCCTCATGGCCGCTGAGCTGGCCGAGAATAAAATTGAGCGGGAAGTGTACAAGGCATACGCTGACGTGCTGGCCCGCCGTGAAGTTGAGATGGCCAAGGAACTTGCTGAGCAGATGAGTAGGGGATCCGGAGTCATTCCCACCACCAAATTGGGGCTCGGTGGTGAGGTGTCCGGGGGTGCCGTTGTCACTTCTGTTGGAGAGAGCATAGAGGGTGTTCGGAAGGCTCAGAAGATCATTGAAGAAATGGCGGATGCCGACATGGCACTGAAAGCTAAGGCCCTCATGGCCAAAGCTACACGGCCATTATGGCAGACAGAGGCTGCGAAAACGACGTTCAAAGCTGTGGCACCCAGAGTAGCAGGGTATGGTGGTGCCGGCGGAGGACTCTGGCTACTGGGCAAGCTGCTTGGTGTTGGGGGAGGCGGTGGTGGCGGGTATTCAGGTGGATATGAGCCGTAAGGAGAAGAAATGGCCTACATAGCAGTAACCTACACATTTGTCAATGGTTCCACGGCTGATGCCACCGAGGTGAACACCAACTTCACCGACGTGACTGATGGACTGAGCAATGGTACTGAGGACATCAACGTTGCCGATCTGGAGTGCAACTCGATCACCTGCTCGGGTGCGGTTACCGTGGGAACCACTCTGGGTGTCACGGGTGCAGTTACCCTCGCATCGACTCTGGGTGTCACCGGGGCCACCACCCTGTCGTCAACCCTGTCAGTAGCCAACACGGCCGTGGTGGACTCTCTGCAGGTGACAACTGCAGCCACCATTGGGACTACCCTCGATGTTGGTGGGGTGATCACCGGTGCCGCGACAGGTGTCGTTGATTCACTGCAGGTAACTACTGCGGCCACCATTGGCGGTGCAGCCGATATCGGGGGAGCCGTTGCTGTTGCAGGTTCAGCAACAGTGGATTCATTGCAGGTGACGACAGCCGCCACCATGGGAACCACTCTGGATGTGGGTGGCGTAATCACCGGGGCCGCGACAGGCGTTGTGGATTCCCTGCAGGTGACTACTGCGGCCACCATTGGTGGATCATTGGATGTTGGAGGAGCTGTCGCCGTTGCCGGGGACTGTTACTCTACTCAGTACACGACGTTCACTCCTGCGTTCACCGGGCTCGATGCAGGGCACACTGAATACGGGTACTATCAACAGCTGGGTGCCATGGTGGATGTGTGGTACTATGCACAAGGCACCTCAACCGCCACCAGCATGCAGATGACGCTCCCTGTCACTGCCGCCACCGATGGGGTTGGGCTGCTGTTCCACGCCGCCGCCGTTATCGATAACACCTCGGCACTGACATTCCCTGGTGCTGTTGAGGTGGCCACCGCCACGAAAACTGTTGAGTGCTACAGCAACTACAGAGGTGATGGCTGGACGGCTGCAAATACCAAGGGGATTTCAGGCTACCTCAGATATAAGGCGATCTAAACTATGGCAGAGAAACAGACAGGCACCATCACATTGCCCACACAGGTTATCAAGGCCGATTCGGCATCCATGGCTACAGCATCTACCCCTGGTGGCATGGACATGTCCAAAGAGGGGATCTTCGCTGAGCTGAAGCGCAGTGAGGCTCGGACGGCCGCTCTCAAGAGGATGATGGAGCAGCTCGAGCAGCAGGGTAAGTGAACTCACACCTCATACGTTTCCTGAACCAAACGGAAGCCTGCTCCCCGGTACAGTTGATGGTGGAATTCATTTGAGGGTGCCACATTGGCCAGCAGTCTCTTCCCTTTGTGCACCCTCATTATGTGTTCCAGTATCTCACGGTGGTAACGCTCTTTCCCTCTCTCTGTATGGATCCCTATCTCATACATCGGGGTGAGGTAGTAGTACCCCACAGGCACCGGGGATGAACTGTGATTCTCACACACCATCTTGACGGCCGGCCACTCATTCGATATCTTCTCCAGGTACGCCAGATGCTGATCCCATGTCGGGAGGGCCCTGTGAGAAATACATGCAGCAGGTGATCTGGTGGCGAGCAGGTAATACAGGAACCCTGCATCAGAGTCCTGGATGTCCCGTTCTATCAACGTGTCAGACACTCTCATTTTGTCTGCCAAACCCACAGCCTACCTTGCCCCACGAACGTCCGTGATTCGAGTTCTGGAAGCATAATCCCCAGTGTATTGAGGGGGCTGTCGTACTGAGGCTCGAGGTTCTCTTGCTTGGCCAGCCACGCATTCACCACCCGGGACATGAGGTAGTACCCGGCACTGTAGTCGATGATACCCCACAGCGTGGCCAGATCGTTGTCGAATATCGTCTCCAACTCAGCATCACGGAGGTACCGGTTATGCCACGGAGGTTTCACGGGATCCAGCCCCAGCTTGTGCCGCCATGCATTCATGATGTCAACACCCTCCTGCGAGTTCTCCATCATGAGGTACACTCCCAACTCAGACGGCTCGAGCAGTGACAGGATGTGCAGGATGGCCCGTTTCTGCGTATCCCAATCGGGGAGGTTGATGAGGGTGCGCTCAGTGTAGATCGTTGAGAACTTGAACCCGGGATCGTAGTCGAGGACAGACGCCAGCTCGACTGTGGCCTCACACCCCTCTGACTGGAGGTGAGCCTTGCAAGCACCCACCATTCCATCGGAGTTGTCGATGCCATATAAATCGATATCAGGCATTTGGTTCTTGAGCCACGCCATGGATAGGCCGTTACCACAGCCTGCGTCCAGCACTTTTCCAGCAGGCCTCAGGTGCGTGGCAAGCGTCTCCATCTCCAACCGTTTCGCTGCCAGATCACGGGTACCGGCCATGTCACCCAGTTGGCTGCGGTGATTCCAGTAGTTCACCACTGATGCATGCGTGTCGTCCACTTTAGCCTTCTCCTCCAGTCAGAACCGCCGATGATAAACGGAAAGTTTCATCACACTGCACACCACGTCGGGGTACTTTCCCCCAGTCATGCTGGGCCGGGTAGATTGTGTATCGAATGTCCTGCTCGTAGGTGTGCCGGGCATCCCCCTCAGAAATGAGCACCTCATGGAGTTTCTCATGTGGCCGCAGTCCGATCTCTGTGACAGGGTACGGCTCGGGAGCGATCTCGCGGGCCATGTCGATCAGACGTCGGGCCCGGACAAATTTCGGTACGAATATGCATCCACGCTCAAAGCAATTCAGGCAGTACAGAACGAACTCGGCGGCGTCCTCTTTGGAAATCCACATCCTCGTCATTCGTTTGTCTGTGATCGTGAGCGGCTTCCCTTTCTCTTTTTGCGATTGCCAGAGCGGGAGGACTGAGCCGGTTGATCCGGTGACGTTGGCGTATCTACAGATGCTGATTCCGCAGGTTCCGAGGTTGTTGGCTCCGATTCCGAGTCGCTCCATGCACAACTTGGTTGCTCCGTAGTGGGTGATGGGTGCAACGGCCTTGTCGGTGGAGATGAGCATGCATCGCTCGACTCCTGATTCATGACAGGCTCGGATGACGTTCCAGCTCCCGTTGACGTTGGTTTGGACGAACTCCCAGGGCTCGTACTCTCCTGTGTCAACTCGTTTGAGGGCTGCGGTGTGGAGGACATATCGGTGACGGTTACCGATACTGCGTCTGACGCGCTCGTAGTCCCTGATGTCGCCGATATGGTAACGCAGTCCTGTGGATCCTCCCTCAGGGAAATCCCGTCGCATATCCGCTTGGCGACTTTCGCTTCGAGAGAAGATGGTGATGCGGGTGTCTCCCCCGCAGTTCTCTTGTATTTGGCGGACAAGCTCTCGCGCCAGAGTTCCGCATCCTGATATCCAATACACGTTGCCTCCATTTCCTCAATCAGAAGTTCTGCCTCATATGCCGTGCCACCGTTGCCGTACTCACGCATCACCCACAGCGTCTTGTACAACACCTCGGCCAATCGATCAGCCCTACTCATAGGTTTGCGTCTCCTCGTTGAACTTGTATCCACAACCCTTGGGGACGGCCTTGTCAGGATCGAGCCCAATTTTCTGGTACATGAGAGTCACAGGGAAAACCTGGCAGGCCAGCGGACGGCCCTCATAGATGTCACACTTGTTCTCTTGTGTCAAGTGTGGGCATCTCGTCCTGAGCACCCATTGGGTGAACTTATCATTGGACTGCCAGGCTTTGAACCCCCGTGCCCTGAGGAACTCCGCCTGCTCATCGTTGTTGGGGTACACGATGCTGAATTGGGTACAGCACTTCCCACACTGTTTGCAGGCCATCAGTCCTTCACTCTCTTGAAGATTGGTTCGGGCTCAGCCTCCAGCTGCAGCGTGTCCAGCTCCTTGACGATGGGCCGCATCTGGGTGATGATCAGGGAGTAGTCAGACGTTTTCCAGCTCATATGGGGGATGAGGGGGCCATTGGCCATCATCAACGTGCGGTACCTCCGGTACATCTCCTGGGACAGGATGGCTGCATAGTTCTTCTGCCCACGCAGCACCGTCCGTGTCCCATACCCCTCCAGCCACACCAGCCCTTCCCCCTCGTAGTTGAACTTCCGCTGGAAGTCATTGGCCTGATCATAGAACCGCATCAGCTCATCGTCAGTCGTCTTGTGCATGGTGGCGATTGCAGCGTCCAGCGTCGACTCTTCCCCGGCGAATGTCGATGAGACGAACACTCCTGGGGTTGACATGATGTCACGCCTGCCGGCACAGATCCCCAGCGGGTACCCACCTCCCAGGGCTTTCCCCATCACGATGAGATCAGGCTGTACGTCTGTGTAGTTGGCAACCACGAACTTGGGCACTCGGGCACCTGAGATCACCTCATCGAATATCAGCACGATCCCATTCTGAGTGCAGACGCTACGCAGTGCCTCCAGCTTATCAGTGACATTGGGATCCAGCTCCCACGGCTCGATGATGACTGCAGCCAGATCGCGGTTGTGATCGGCATAGTCTGTCAGCTCATTCAGATTCTGACACTTGCGGTATCCCTCGTAGTAGCATCCTGCCCCCGGGGACTCGGCGGCGATGAACAGATTGTGCCATCCATGGTAGCCTGTGCCGGCCGTCTGCCCTCTGTCAGTGAACGCTCGGGCATACCTGATGGCTGCACTGCACGCCTCGGAGCCAGTCTTCACAAGCTGCACCATGTCAGCACAACGAATGCGTGTGACGAGCATCTCAGCGAGGATCACCTCTTTGGTGGACGGCAGCGCGAAGTTGTTCCTGCACTCCCATAGGTTGCTCCCCAGCCCACCGGTGGTGTCGAAGATCACCTCGTTGTCCGGGCCAGTGAGGTAGTTCCCTTGCCCACTCCGAACGTGGGTAGGGTGGACACCCCTGATGTAGTAGTTGGGCTGCTTCGAGAATGTCGTCGGCTTGAGTACCTTTTCTGCCCGTGACTGCCAGCTCATTTGGATCTATCCTCCTCGATGCCAGACAGTGATGCCGGCTTGGCATCCATGCGTTCACGCAGACGCTCGAGATCCTCGGGGGTATCGACGGAGCACTTGTTCTCGGGGGTGTCCATCTGCAGCCCGTACTTCACGTTGCAGAGCTTGAAGGGGTGATCAGAGTGTACCAGCTCCGGCTCGTTCCAGTAGATGTAGCTGGTGCAGTGTTCCCTGTCGTAGGGTGTCCCGGCCATTTTGTCTACATGCAGCATCAGTCGCTGGCTGATCACCTCGACGTCCCACCCGTCAGGGGCCGTCCGTGCCAGCGGCCACCCGTTGCTGGTGAAGTCCATCTGGTTCGTCATGTGGATCCTGACACAATAGTCCAACATCGGGACAGACAGCAGTGGGCAGTCACTCGTCAGTCGCACCACATTGGCCACCCGGTAGGCAGTCATGCAGTCCAAGTACCGGGCCACCAGATCGTTCTCGGGTTCTTTGGACAAGTAGACGGGGATCCGGTTGTCGATGCAGTAGTCCCGCAGCTCCTGATCAGATTCCACACCCAGCACCACCACGTTCTGTACAACGTCCCGGGCAGACTCAACCACCCGTTGAAGGATGCTCTTGCCGGCCAGCTTCTCGTAGATTTTCCCTGGGAACCTGGTGGAATTTGAGTGTGCCTGAATCGCTGCCATGATCATAGTGTCAACGCTCCTTGCATCCACTTGAGGACGCGGTTATGTGCTGCGATGATATTGTCAATCCCCCACATCTGCTCCCCCCTGAGCCACGCCTTGATCATCGACACGTAGCTCAGCTCGAACTGATGGCGGGTAACAGGATACCCGTCTATGCGTACGTCGAACACAGGGCCCGTTTCCCTGGTGAGTCGGTTGGCCAGGTACACGGGCTGGATCATATCCCAGTCCCCGTCACCCCCACTCCATGGGCTCGAATAGTGGATGTTGTGGCATTGGGGGAACATCTGCCACGGGAACAGGAAGGCCCAGTTGTTAACCATGGACACACCAGAAGGTAAGTCCTTGAGCTTGCTGGCTGACGTGGTTATGGGTTTCTCGCACAGAACGTGGGATACGCCTGAATCGGACAGCCGCTTTATCCATTCCATGTGGGTGCCCACCGGGGTGGCGATGATGGCCCAATCAGCCCCCTTGCAACCGCCCCAACTCTTCCCGTCTGCAATGTCATGCCCCCACACATCGTGCCCCAGCGTCTCACAGATCTGGGTGTACCGGGAACCCATGTTGCCTCGGTTACCAACTATCAGGATAGTCATGCCCGGGGCCTCCAGAGGGGCAGGTAGTCCGGTGGCCATTCCACCGGCTCGTCCGTCTCCCGGCAGAAATCCAGCACGGACTGTGGGCTGCGTGCAAATAGAGCATCGGCCGTCGCGGACTTATGCTCCAGCCGGGCATGGAACTCAACGTAGCGGGCACCCCTGTGCATCGCCTGCCGTGTCTGGCTCCATCCCAGACTGTGATCAGACAGCCCGTCAAACGTGTCAAATAATCCATCCATGTCCACCAGGAAGGGTTGGGGGTATAGAGGTACCCCTCCCACCGATGGGCAGTACAGACGGATTATTTTGGGGTTCTCAACCCACGGCGTGTCGAACAGATCACCTGAGACGAACACCCGCTTGAACGCCGGCTCGTTGCATGCCTCATGGATGAGATCCAGGTTCTTCCGCTGTGAGAAGCTGAATTTGATGTTCTCAACCCCGCAGGCCCTGAGAGTCCGCAGCCCCTCCTCATTCCACACAGAACCCACCAACGTCACTCCCTCTTCCCGGGCCAATTCGAACATCCAAGGGGCAGACTCGAAATCGAAGGGCAGGTTGGGTGTGCCCTCTGCCTCAGATGCCGGCAGCAGTTGCGGCTTGAGCCATACCCCAGCTTCTTTGGCCAGGGCGATGAACTCCTGTGCATACCGGTTGTCCTCGTTATAGATGCTGCCGGGATCCATGATGAGCTGGCAATCGCTCATATCTCCAGCTCCTGCTCTGCAGCCCGCTGCCTGGCGATTCTGGCCTCGTGAGCCTCATCCATGTACACCACCCCTGGCTGTCGCATAACAGGTTTGTCGGCCATGTTGGTGTTCGACTGGGGCAGCATTGGCTCTCGAGAGGATCCAGGCTTGTCGATGGATCGGGCCAGTTTGACGACGACTATCAGACAGCCAACCTGCACAACCAGCACCGACAGTGCTGCCACCAACGCCAACAGCTCAATCATCATCTGCATCGGACAGCTCCTCATCGACGGTGAAGATGCACTTCAGTTGCTCCCTGAGCCAATTGCTGATGCTGCGCCCATCCTCATCAGCAGCAGCCCGCACCTTGTCGGCCAGCTCCTGACTCACGATGGTGGTGAGGGTAACCATGTCTGCCATGGGAGGTATGTCTCCGGGTTAAAAGAATATTAACAATGCTCAGAAGATACCACAGGAAT